TTGAGGTGTTTGACTGCAAGGTCGTCGAGGTCGTTGTCGGTACGAACCACCACCTTTTCCAGCATTGCCACGATCAGTTCTTTGAACGCTCTGGAGCGCCACATGGTCATGACCAAAGGTTTGAGAAGTAAAAGCATTTGCCTGACTTGGTTACCCTGTAACAGTAGCCCCACTGTCTTATGGCTTCAAATTCAGAGGAGCACCATGAAAAGGAAGGCATTTGCGTTGCTGATGTCGTCAAGTGCGCTGTTTTGTTTTGGAGCGCCACACTTCTTACCGTTTCTTACTTGGGTCTTTTTCCCCAAATGAAGATGGACAATACTTTCGTAGCCAGCCTGTTGACGGGGGCCATGGCGTCGTTTGGCATCGAGCGTAAGACAAACGGCAATGGCAATGGCAACAAGAAGCCGTCTATCGTGGAGAACAAGGACTCTAAAGCTGGCATCAAATGAAGCGTCTTGCTATTGCATTGGGAGTTTCATTGCTTGCAGCGCCTGCTGCTAAGGCGGACTTGACGCACAAAATTATGTCGAGTATCTCCTTGCAGGTAGGTGGCGCAGTCACGACCGCAACTCGCCAAGGTTCTTCGTTCCAGATCAGCGGTAGTGGTGTGGACAGCACTGATGGCACCACAGCAAACACGATTTCAGCCGGAACGATTACAAGCGGTGTGTATTCACCTGGCACAATCGCAGTGACGCAGGACACACCCGGCGAAGCTTTTTCGTTTAGCCAGAGCTACACGCAGGCTGATGTGATTCCTACGTCGGCTGTGACAACTGGCGATGCTGCAAATTTCGGCAGTGTAATTTCGACGGCTGCCGGCACCGCTGGATCCTTGGCTGGCACCATTGCTTCAGACGGAACAATGACGATTACTGCGGGTTCGGGGAATACTCTTGCTATAGGGCAGCTGACCACTGAGCTAACTATCAAGTAAATGTGGCCAGGTTTTTGGATCACATGGGGCGTGCTCTGCGTTATTGCGCTGTCCGCTCCAGAAGCTAAATCCATACCGGTTGTCCCATCGTTCTCTCAAGGACAACTCAAGTCAACGACAACGACGAAGACGAAAGTAAACGAGGTGATCAACTCTTATCGGTATCGAACTGGCTACGAATATTCAGTGACTGGTACAAACGTTGCCCCTAATGGTCCCATTGCTCCAATGAGTTTGGTCACAACAACCAACAGCCTTGATGGTGTTGCCAGTGTGTGGCGTGGACTTGATCCAGCGTCAAAACCGTCGTGGAAGATCGTCAACGAAGCAGCCACTTTTAGCTTTTCTGAAACGTTGCAAGGGCCAGGGCTGATCGAGCACACAATCATCACTCGCGAAACAGATATAGAGTCGCTCAATGAAACGTTGAGCACGTTTACAGAATGAAGCGAGTCATAGCAGCGCTCTTGCTGTTTTCCGCTCCAGTGCAGGCTCAGGTATCAAGCACTGCAGCTCCGGTAGCAAATAGTTCCGGAAGTGTGACGAATCAGGCTGTCCAAGTCGTGCCTTCAAGGCAGTTTACGAATACATATGGAGGAGGTATTAGCTGCCAAGGTGCAACCCTAAACATCAATCCGTTCATCAGCAGTACCACTGGCTGGTCAAAACCTTACGAGGCTTACTATGACGAACCGGTTTATGACAATCTCGATATCACTGGCGCGTTTGATCCGGAGGGTAATGCCATCCCGGATGGCAGGCCCGATAATCCGGGCAATATCCTTTACATGCGTCCAGTTAGAACGGGTCAAAAAAGTAATTTCTCGATCAACAGCGGTATCACTGCCACGTTTTCAATACCGCTCGATCGACATCACGTCAGAACTTGCAGGGCCGCTGCCGAAAAGCAGGTGGCACTTCTAGACGCAAAGATCGCTCACGAGCGTATGGTCTACGAGATCAAGCGCCTCAAAAACTGTTCTGATCTGATGAAGGATGGGGTCATGTTCCATCCAGACAGCCCTTACGCAAGCATCTGTGCTGATGTCGTTTTGCTCAATCCGCCAGGCACGCTTCCGCCCCACACACATTCAATCCCTACTTCCGCAAAGAGCGTTGATACTTCCGCCGTTCCGATACCGATTCCAGTGGAGCCTTTTTCCCCAACTTCTCCTTGATCTTCTTCACCGTCTTTTTAACGACAGGCTTGACGGCTTTAAGCAGGTAGTCGCCTAACGGCTTCGCGATGATGGCGCTGGTTGTCGCCACTGTCGCAACAACGGCAGTTGACGTAACGAGGCTTGGCGCAGGCAAGTAGTTGCCGACAATTGTCGGTACGTCTAACGGTTTTAGTTGTGGTTCGCACGTTCCATCAATTATTTCGTAACCGATAATTACGGCAGTTTGAGTTTTGTTTTTGGCTCCTAAAGGAATTGCGTCAGGTGGAGGACACGGCAATTTTGGCTCTACCTTGGGAATGTCAGCTGAGTCGGGCACAGCTGGCAAGGGGGCAGACACCGGCTGTTTCGACTCAGCCGGTTTTTTCTCTTCTGCTGGTCTTGGCGGTTGTGTTGTTCGGTGCCCATGTTGCCCTGGCGTGAAGTCCAAAGGCTCGTAGTGAGGTATCTCACCGCCTGGAATGTCTGCCACAGGAAACCCCAGCATCAATGTGACCGGTGGTTCTGATGGCAGATTCGGTGGCGGAATAATTTGAGGCGTTTGGATCTGCGGCACTCTGACCGTCCCAACGTTTATCTCAGGGATTTCTTGTGTCAGAACGAGGGAATTGCTGGGCCGGTTGTTTTAGGCAACGTTGGCATCTCAGGGATTTCTGGAACAGGCACCTGATCCAAAATCGTCTGTGTCAGGTCCAGCTTCAGCTCGCTGATGTACTTCTTGGTCAGCGATGGAATGCGCGAGTAGAACACCACCGTCCCAGCAACCAGCGTTCCAGACATCACGAAGGATGCGACGGCCATCAGATTGAAGACTTTTTGCATGAGCCTCTACACGCACTCATCCATGGTACGGCGCTCGTAATAACGCTTGAGCGACTTGCACTCCTGCGCTTTGCTGTATTGGCCTAGCTGCTCAAAAATAACTGCGCGAGCATTTTCGTACCTGATCGCAGTCGGCAGAAGTTCTGTCGGTACTCGGCTCCCTGGTGGCGAATACCTGCTGCCGTTTAATTTGACGCTCATGAGTCAAGTGCAGAGAAAACCCCCCGGTGTGAGGTTCGGGGGGCCATACAAGCAAAAGGTACTCAGAACTTGTACTTCAGGCCAGCTTTGAGGCCATAACCAGCATCAAGATCTTTGTACTTGGCGTAAGACACCTCTCCATACATGTCCAGCTTTTCAGCGACAGGCGCGGAAGCACCAGTTTTGGCGGAAAAACCAACTTCGGTGTCCCCGGCATCCGGCTGGAACCAGCTAGGGCCTCCCTGAATATAAAAAGCACCTGCTTCGTACCCAACGTGGCCTTCGAAAACAGCGCCGCCAAAGTCAGAGCCAGACCAAGCACCGTTCCACTCAGGGTTGAGGTAGAAGCCGTCGGCCTTTGCTGCAGGAGATGCCAGCACAGCTGCCGAAACGGCGACACCACTCGCAATGAGAAGTTTGAACATGAGGAGCAAAATTACTTACCTTGACCACGATACTTTTTTTTGTTGTGTGACACTTTTGAAAACCGTCCACTACCTTGACGAGTCTTTTTAGGTTTGCTAGGGACAAAATTTTGTCCGCTGAGTGATTTAGCCATTACTCTTCTTCCTCGCTGTCAAAGACGTAACCAAGCTCGATGGCGCGTGCCTTAGCAGCGGCTTCGTCTGTGAAATCTTCAACAGTTGGCTGGCCTGTGACAAATGTAGAACCGTCACCAATCTCGATGTAATGCACCGCTCCAGCGCCGTGGCAAACGTAGTAAGTCATGAGTTGTAGGTTACGCTCCAGCTTTTTCCCTGCAGGTTAGACAGAGCGGTTTGCGCTGCAGTTGACCACGTTGAGTACGAGGCGTTTCCGCCGCCACCAATGTGCAACTGAATACCTGTGGCACCATTAGTATCCAATGAAGTAAGGATATTTTCGATTGATTGAGCAGTGAGGCTGCAACTATCAAAAGCTTTAAAAAAGGCATTTGAAGCTAGTGTTCCAGTGCTGTCAAACATATCAGCAGGAAAATTAGCGAGTGCGGTGCAGTATTGCCAAGCATTTCTAAACGTCTCTCCTTTTACAAAATTTAAAGACGGAAATGTTGTCAGTTTTTCGTTACTTTGCCAAGTAAACCCAAAATCAGTGCCGTTTCCTGTGTTGATGACCGGGAAAGAAGTCAGCTTTCTGCAGCCACTCCAAGTACCTCCAAAATCTGTTCCTGCTGATGTATCAATTAAAGGGAAGGAAACTAAGGATGCGCAGCTCTGCCACGTTGCCCCAAAATCTGTAACACTTGAGGTATTTGTAATTAAAGG